GATCTTCGAGAAGAACTTTCCCGAAGGGGCTACTCTTGAAGGTGTCATGCAACTCTTCGCTGATTTCCTAGTAGCGTCTGGTTTCACCTATGTCACCAATGTTGGTTGTGTGGACACTGAGGGCAAAGAAACTTGGGGACCATATTAATGCTATGGTCTCCAATCATCCTTGTCTGCACTGCAACTGCTTGTGCCACCGCTAGTGGTCCCGCCTTCAACACTGAGCAAGAGTGTTATATCTCTCTCATGGAGCAAGGCATCCCTGCAATGACACAGGACTATGGCAAAGATGCCGTGATTGATGTGAAATGTGTCCAATGGGACCATGAGATCAAAAGTCCAAACTTCTGAGGAGACAAACAATGATCGAGGCTACATATATTGACCACATGGGGTCAGACCTTAGTGTGGTTAATGCGGCGCGTGTCAGTTTTGGCAAGAAGAGTGAGCCTATCAGGTGGGAATATCTTGATCTTGGGCATGTCAGTGGTGATCTTCTTCCTGTGTTGAAAGAGGGAGACATAAAGCTGATCCAATATCTTGCAGACCATGGACACTACAGCCCCTTCGGTCATTGCTTCGCTTCCTTCCATGTAAAGGCTCCGATCTTCGTAGCACGGCAGCTAGTGAAGCACGAATACCTTCGATGGAATGAAGTCTCTCGTCGGTATGTGGATGATGAACCTGAGTTCTATGTGCCTGAAGTGTGGCGTGGGCGTAGCAAGGATAAGAAGCAAGGTTCTGATGGCGTCGTTGATGTTGATGAACACACCTTTCCTTGGGTTGATTACGGCTCTTGGGGAGATTACAAAATGTATCTTGAAACGTGTGAGGCTGGATACAAATCTCTGCTTGAAAAGGGTGTAGCACCAGAGCAAGCCCGCATGGTTCTACCTCTGTCAACCATGACCGAGTGGTATTGGTCGGGTAGTCTTGATGCCTTCGCCAACATGTGCAACCTCAGGCTCAAGCCTGATACACAGTTTGAGACAAGGCTTGTAGCTAATTCAATCAGCATTGACATGGCTAAGATATGGCCTGTGAGTTGGGGAGCACTTGTGAAATGAGTAAAATCATTGGGGCTGCGGTTGGTGGATTTCTTGGCTTATTTCTAGCTTTGTTTCTCAAAGGTTTTGTGGTTGCTCTTGGGGCAGGAGTGGCTTTGATTCTACTTGGAGTGGTTCCGCTATGAGGAAGATGGTTGATCCTCCTTCTGGATGGCGATATGGCTTTCCGAAGATGCTTCCTGAGAACTTCGATCAACATAAGATCAGGGAATGGCTAGTCGAGAATGGCTATCCTCAAGAAGAGATCGACAGTCTCGGAGATTACTTCTACGTCAGATTCTGGATGGAGCCGAAACATGACGGTCAATGAACTGCTAGAGAAGTTTATGGAATCCGAGTTGATGGATGAACTGGTGGCTCATCGCTTGAAGGATGACTATCAAAACGTCCTAGACTATATCAATGCTATCTGCAATCGTGCTGCCAATGGGATCAAACTGAACAGTGCAGCGATGAATGACTTCGATAGCCTAATGGACGATCTGATTGGACTGCAACAAGTCCTACGGATGTATGTCCATGAACCTGATCTATCTGTCCCTGCTATCCCTCACAATCTCATGGAAGATTGGGTTCAGTGGAAAAAGAAGCAGTCCTACGACAATTGGCATGAAGGCTCACCAGTATGAAGACTACAGAAACTCTCGTCAGGGACATCTACAACACACTTTCAACTGGCGATGGGTGGACAGATGATATTGCACAATGGACTCTATCAAACATTGCACTCTCGTTTGCAAAGCAGTTTGGCCCCAGTGGAGGAAGTCAACGGGGTAAGTTGCGCCTATCTCAACTTGGAACTCCTTGTGAGAGACAACTCTACTATTCTACAACTATCCCAGATAACGGCACTCCACTGGCTTCCCACACTAAGTTCAAGTTCGTATATGGCGACGTTATCGAGTCTCTGCTCTTGGGACTGTCCAAGGCATCAGGACATCTCGTTGTCGGATGTCAAGATCGGCTGGAAGTCTCAGGTGTTGTTGGGCATCGAGATTGCGTTATCGACGGAGTGCTCGTTGATGTCAAATCCGCCTCTACGCAGTCTATGGATAAGTTCCGAGACGGAAAACTCCGCTCAAACGATCCTTTTGGATACCTCTCTCAACTCTCTTCCTACCTTTGGGCCTCTCAGTCTGACCCACTTGTAACCAACAAGACCCATGCTGGCTTCCTTGTTGCAGACAAAACCCTTGGGCATATCATCTTCGAGATGTATGATCTGACCGAAGAGATGTCTCGCAAAGAAGAAGAGATCGCCCGAAAGAAGAAGATCATCAAGGCAGATAAGCCACCGCCGAGGGCATTTACCGATGTTCCTATGGGCAAGTCTGGAAACATGAAGCTGGATACCAACTGCTCCTACTGCTCCTTCAACCGTATCTGCTGGCCTAATGTCAGGGTCTTTGCCTATTCCTCTGGCCCTGTCTATCTGACCAAAGTGGATAAAGAACCAGAGGTCTTCGAGATCACATGAAACCCTCAGTCTCCAAAGCAAAGGGCAGAACCTTTCAACAGGAAGTCAGGAGAGCATTGATGAGTGCTTTCCCTGAGTTGGAGCCTGATGACATCCGCTCTACTGCTATGGGGTCATCTGGTGAAGACTTGCAACTCTCTCCTGCTGCAAGACGTGCTCTTGGTGGTATTCAGATCGAGTGCAAACGTAAGGCCAACTTCAAGATGCTGTATGGCTGGATGGCACAAGCCAAAAGTCATGGAGAACACAAGCCAGTGCTTTTTATTCGAGCAGATCGTGAAGAGGCTCTGGCAGTTGTGCCCATGACTGACTATATCAACCTTCTAAGAGGAGAGAAACCATGATCGTAGTCTATGATGTGCTGTATGGTCCCATCTGGTGTGAAGACATCCCTGATTGGGACTTCGAGGAAGATGGAGAGGCTTTTGTTCTCGTCTGCAAAGTGTGGGATGAAGATAGTAACCAACTCATCGACGAGGAAATCCTCTGTGAAACTCTCGATGAGGCACTTGACATGATAGATCACTTCAAGGTTCAGAAGAAGCCTTTCCTGATCCTTGATGATGAAGAGGCTGGAGGGTCGTTCCATTGACAGGTAAAACAGCCATCGTCTACACATGTGCTCATGCTGACCCTTCTGTGGGAAATGAGCGTTTCGATTGGCTAGGGCAACTGATCGAGGACATCAAGCCTGACTATGTGATCGACTTGGGTGATGGGGCAGATATGCGATCCCTCAACACCTACGACACTCGATACCCTCAGGCTGTTGTAGCCCAATCCTACCAGAAAGACATCGAGGCTTACAATGAAGCTATGGAGAGGGTTTGGGGACGCTTCAAGATCAGTAAGAAGAAACGTCCTTTCCGTATCGGCTTTGAGGGCAATCACGAGAACCGGATCAAGAAAGCTATCGCACACGATCCGAGGATTGAAGGCTCTCGCTACGGTATATCGTTCAGCCATCTCCAAACGGACCATTGGTTTGACGAATACCACGAATACGCTAATTCGGCCCCCGCCATTGCTGACTACGATGGCGTTTCATATGCTCACTATTTCGGTGCTGGTAACTACGGGGCTGCTGTCAGTGGTATTCATCACGCTTACACCCTACTACAAAACCGGAACCATTCTTCTACTTGCGGCCACAGCCATAAGCGTTCTATCTACTTCAAGGATACTGCTCACCCTCATAGCATTATCGGACTGGTGGCGGGCTGTTACAAAGGGGGAGATGAGGCTTGGGCGGGGCAATCGAATCAAGACTGGTGGAAGGGGATCGTCATCAAGAGGGATATTTCAAACGGATGCTACGAACCTCAATTTATCTCGCTTGAGAGCCTCCGAAGGGCATACGGTGGATAGAGATGGGGAAACGTAGTGAGTTTGAAAGGGTAGAGAAGGACTACTACCCGACCCCTGCTAAAGCAGTAGAACCTCTGGTATGGCATCTACCAGAGGTTTTTACTTTTGCAGAGCCTTGTGCTGGTGATGGTAGGCTGATCCATCATATCCAACAATCCAGACCAAGAGCAGAATGTGTGATGGCTGTAGACATCGAGCCTAGAAGCATAGACATCCTGCAAGGAGATGCCCTGACTTATCCTGTTCAGGCTTTCTCTGCTGACTATATCATCACTAACCCACCTTGGTCGAGAGACATCCTGCATCCGATGATCGAGAGGTTCTCTGCAATCGCTCCGACTTGGCTGTTGTTCGATGCAGACTGGGCATACACCAAACAAGCCAAACCTTTCTTTGCTTACCTGTCTGTCATACAGGTTGTAGGAAGGGTCAAATGGATCGAAGGAAGCAAGATGACCGGGAAAGACAATGCGGCTTGGTATCTGTTCAACCAGAAAGCCCCGCTAGGAGAGACTATGTTCTATGGATGAAGAGCAGATCATCAAACTGCTCGACCAATACGGCTTCGAGCATATCATTGAGCACTACAACATGACAGAGGTAGACATCCTTGTAGCCTTGGACGAGAGTGGCTATATTGACCTGTCAGAGTTCGAGGAGGAGACCTGAGTGACTGATGAAGTGAAACTGTTTATCGGTGATATGGATGTCTATCAGGCTCAGGCCCGTAAGACTGCTATCTATCCGAGGGAATACAAGATCATCTATCCTGCTCTCGGTTTGTGTGGAGAGGTTGGAGAGGTGGCCGAGAAAGTCAAGAAATCCATCCGAGATGGACACGACCTCGATGACAAGGCTCTAGCCAAGGAACTTGGTGATGTTCTGTGGTATCTAGCTAACCTTGCAGAAGACCTTGGATATGATCTGTCCGAGATCGCTGAGATGAACTACCAAAAACTGAAGTCCCGACAAGAACGAAATACGCTAAAAGGAAACGGTGACGAACGATGAATAACTATCTGCCCACTGACTATCAAAACTTCATTGCCACATCTCGCTATGCCCGATGGCTTGATAGTGAAGGGCGTCGTGAGACTTGGGCTGAGACCGTTGGTCGATACATGACCGAGGTTGTGGGTCATAAGATTGAACGGAGCACAATGGCAGAGATTGCCAATGCGATCCTGAGCCTTGAGATCATGCCCTCTATGCGAGCCATGATGACTGCTGGCCCTGCTCTTGAGCGTGACAACACCGCTGGCTACAACTGCTCCTATCTGCCTGTGGATGATCCCAAGTCCTTCGATGAGGCCATGTTCATCCTTCTGTGTGGCACTGGTGTGGGCTTCTCTGTGGAGCGTCAGTATGTCAGTAAGCTGCCTGATGTTCCTGATGAACTGTTCAACAGCGAAGATGTCATCGTTGTCCACGACAGCAAGGAAGGTTGGGCTAAGGCTCTTCGTAAACTGATCGCCATGCTATATGCTGGTGAAATCCCCAAGTGGGATACGTCCAAGGTTCGTCCTGCTGGTGCAAAGCTGAAAACCTTTGGCGGTCGAGCCTCTGGCCCCGGTCCCCTCGAAGAACTCTTCCGCTTCGTCATTGAGAAGTTCAAGGTTGCCAAGGGTCGTAAACTCTCTTCTATCGAGTGCCATGACATCATGTGCAAGATCGGGGAAGTTGTGGTTGTTGGTGGGGTTCGTCGTTCTGCGATGATCTCTCTGTCCAACCTCTCGGATGATCGGATGCGTCATGCCAAGTCTGGTAGTTGGTGGGAAGGCAATGGTCAACGTGCTCTGGCTAACAACTCTGTGGCCTATACAGAGAAGCCTGAGGCTGAGACCTTCATGCGTGAATGGCTGTCTCTGGTAGAAAGTAAGTCAGGTGAACGTGGAATCTTTAACCGTCAAGCCAGTCAACGCCAAACCGCTCGCAACGGTCGTAGAGACACATCTTACGAGTTCGGGACTAACCCTTGTAGTGAGATTATCCTCAGACCCTATCAGTTCTGCAATCTTACTGAAGTGGTTGTTCGGGCAACAGATACTATCGAAAGCCTAGAACGTAAGGTTCGTCTGGCTACCATCCTTGGCACGATCCAGTCTACTCTGACACACTTCCCTTATCTGCGGAAGATTTGGCAGAAGAACACTGAGGAAGAGCGTCTGCTTGGTGTGTCTCTCACTGGCATCATGGATAATGAAATCCTGAGTGGTGCCCGTGGTCTTGTTGATAATCGTGTGTCCCTTGCGGATGTCCTGACGAGGCTCAAGAATGTTGCTATCGCTACTAATGCTGAGTGGGCTGAACGCCTTGGTATCCCTGCTTCTGCTGCTATCACCTGTGTTAAACCCTCAGGCACAGTCTCTCAGTTGGTTGATTCCGCTAGTGGCATTCACGCTCGCCACTCAGCCTATTATATTCGGACTGTCCGTGGCGATAACAAAGACCCTCTGACGCAATTCATGCGGGATCAAGGTATCCCCAATGAGCCTTGCGTTATGAAGCCTGATAGCACTACTGTCTTCTCATTCCCTCAGAAGTCTCCCGAGGGTGCGATCACCCGCAACGATATGACTGCCATTGAACAACTTGAGTTGTGGCTGACATACCAACGCTACTGGTGTGAGCATAAACCCTCGATCACTGTCACTGTAAGAGACCATGAGTGGGTGAGTGTTGGTGCTTGGGTCTATGAGCACTTTGATGAGATGTCTGGTGTGTCGTTCCTTCCTCACTCGGATCACACCTATCGTCAGGCACCTTATCAGGAGTGCAGCAAGACCGACTACGAGATGCTTTTGTCGGTGATGCCTGAGCGCATTGATTGGGCAAAACTCTCTGACTACGAGAAAGAAGATACATCCAAAGGCACCAGCACATTTGCTTGCGTTGGTGGTAGCTGTGAGATCGTGGACCTGACATGAGTAAAGCAATCGGCACTATGACTTGGAAGCCCTCTCCAAAGCACAAGAGGACTTCTCAGGCTACCTTCAAAGCCAGTCATAAACGTTCGTCTAGCAACAAGCACAACAGGAAGAAACTGTATCGTGGTCAAGGACGATGATTGAAGAGAAGCCTAAGAGGACCAAGAGGCAGACCAAGTATAAGGGGGCAGAAGTGGAGGGGGCGGCGAGTGTCGTCTCCCTCGTCCCTCTCAATGACCGTCAGAGGCTCTATATTGACGCTATACGGGCACATGACCAAGTGATCGTCTGTGGATACTCTGGGACAGGGAAGACCTACATAGCGGCCACTGTAGCGGCTAACATGTATGCTACCAAACAGATAGACAGGATCATCCTCACTAGACCTAACGTGTCCGTGGGAAAAGACCTTGGCTATCTGCCCGGAGACCTCAACGAGAAGTTCAGTCCTTGGGCTGCTCCAGTTCTTGAGGTATTGATGCAACAACTGGGAAAAGGTGTAGTGGATACTGGCATCAAGAATGGAAACATCGAGATGGCACCACTATCTACAATGAGGGGAAGATCGTTCAAGGATGCTTTCATCATCTTGGATGAGGCTCAGAACACTTCAATCCCTGAGATCAAGATGTTTCTGACAAGGATCGGTGAAGGCTCCAAAGTCATCGTCAATGGTGACATCAAGCAGTCTGACATCAATCAACAGTCTGGTCTGTCGAAGATCATTCACCTAGTGAAGAAATACCGAATGGACATCCCTGTGATCGAGTTCACTGTAGACGACATCGTTCGTAGTGAAATCTGTAAACAGTGGATCATCGCCTTTGAAGGAGAAGGTCTGTGAGCGATCAAATCAACAGCCCACCACATTACAATACAGGTGGGATCGAGTGCATTGACTACCTCAAAGATAACATGTCCTTTACAGCCTACAAAGGTTATCTGGAAGGGAACTGCAAGAAGTATCTGCACCGATGGCGATACAAAGGCAAGCCTCTCGAAGACCTCAGGAAAGCCCACTGGTATCTCGAACGTCTGATCCTAGAGATCGAGACCGAGGGCAACGATAGATAAAAGAAAACCCCCTTCAGGTTGTCACGCCTGAGGGGGGTATTTTTATTTGTCGTTCTTGTAGATGTCGAGGATGTCTCGTTTGATTTCCTTGATGTCTGCTCGCATCTCTTGCATAGCTTCGCGGTCTTCTTCTCGCCTCTCTTCTCTTGTCTTGATCTCAGACTGTAGAAGTTGGATTTGTTTTTGATTGGTAAGGACCGTTCTGACGAGCCATGTCATCGCACTAAACACCGTTGCTATAATGCCTGAAACAATGTAATCCAAGTAGTCCATTATTCATCCTCGCAGCCTGCATCAAATCCTACAACAAGCCGTCTTCCTGTCGAGAGGGAACGAGGGCCACCATCTTCTATTAAGGCATCTACATGGTCATCTATCAGCGGTGATAGGCCATCACAGATTGGGCTATTCTGTTTGAAGTTGACGCTGCCGCAAGAACTCACGATCAGCACTAGGGGTATTGCCACTAGGAACCTTGCGAACTGCATTGTCAATCCTCTTCGTTGTGTCTATGTAGTTCTGTTGCTGTTGAATGGTCAGGTCTTTCTTGGCTATACTTTTTCCATACTGGATCATTCCGAAGGAAGTCAAGATAGCAACCAAAACACCGCCCACAATAAGAATTGGCTTCAGTCCAACAAGTTTCAGTATCCACATCAGGCTTTCCTCTTCAAGCCAGCAAGACACATTTGCTTTTCTTCTTCTCTACGAGTGACCAGTCCGGGGAGAGTGATCCCCTTGGCCTTCGTCCATCGTGGGAGTTCATTACAAGCCCCTACAAGGTCTCCTGCATTTGCTTTACGGACCATAGTGGACTTGCAGAAGGCCCCTACACCAACATTGTAAGTGAAGGAAAGGAAGGCCCCATAGGTGAGATCAGGGATGTCATCTGGCCTACCAAGACACTTTCTCATCCCTCTCTCATGCTCTACAAGGCTCTCCTTGAGCATATCCTTGCACTCTTCCTTGGTGTATCTGTCTCCCAGTTTCACACCCTTGGTCTCTCCAAAACAGACAGTGGGGATACCAACAGGATCGAGATAAGCCACGGTTCGCAGACCCTCAAAGCCCCCTACAAGAGAGACAAGGACACCCGCTAGTATGGTATTCTTTGCTAGTCTGCTTGCCATGATTACACCTTATCGGAATACAACGAAACAGTTGATGGCACTATCTGCTGCTGCACCAGACGAAGAGGCCGCTACTTGCAGCTTGAAAGACCCGGCTGCAAAGTCATACGGTTCGATAACTCGACCAGCAGCGGCAAGATTGGTCGTGGTGTGAGTAGATGTCGAAACCGTATAATTGGCATCAGGCATTGCTGTAGTGAATGTTACAGTGTAGTTTCCTGTGCTATTCTTGGTTACGCTTGCCACATTTCCTGAGCCATCAATAGTTCCAGCCGCATTAAACCTTGCCCATGCCCTCGCTGCATAGATAGGGGCAGAACCAGTCGCATTAAGTTTGACAGGGATGTGGTCATCTACAGCGGCACTTGTTGGGATCGTCGTATCATTATCATTCGATGCAATGGTGTCCGAAGATGTAACAAGCGTAGTAGCCGAGATTTCACTCGTTGTGATAGCAGAGTTAGGAGTAAACTTGCTACCAGTCTCGTCTACAGTTCCAAGGATGATCCAAGCACTATTTGCCTCATTCCGCTTCTTGATCTGATTGTTAGCAGTATCATACCAAAGCATATTCGCAAAGGTAGTAGAGGGCGCAGTAGCATTGGAATTAGTGCTTACAATAGCTGCGAGAGCATTGTTCAGATCAGTTCGGAAAGAAGGTGCAGATTGGTTGTCAATCACATAATCATGGGTTGCCATGTCGGGTATCCTTAGTTATACTGGACTATCGCATCAAGAGCACTGATACTCGGTGTCACGTTGGTTGTATTGCTTGTCAAAACAATCTTGAATTGGACAGCACGAGCATAGAAATCACCTGCCCTGAATTGTTGCCAAGCAGACCAAGTTGGAGTCCCAACAGGGTTATCAGTGGTGGTGGAAATGTAAGTGACGACATTGGTATCATCAAATTGTGCTGCACCAGTGAAGTCATCAAAGTTACCAGCAAGACTGTCAAACAATCCAGAGATGTCATCCCACAAGATCGTTGTAGTAGCAAACCGATCTGTTTCTAGATCAATCCTAGCACGAAGTTTTCTAGCAGTCGTTGTGTCAATGTAGTTCGAGAACTCGTAAGTAGCGGTGAAGGGAGGAGTTCCTGAAACATTGGTGATACGGAGTTGATTGCTAGTAACAGAGCAATCAGTTTTTGCGCCAGAGAATGTTGGGTCTTCCGTCAGGGTCGTGGTAGTAGTAAATCCTTGCAAGGCATTTGCCGGAATGACAACAGAGGTGTAGTTGACAGATTCATTACCAGTCTTGTCGTAAGCCCGGATCATATAAGTTCCCGGCTTTGTTGGGACAGACACCGAGTTACCCGGACGAGGGACTTTTTCTACAGAAGTGGTGGCATTAGCCCAAGTGGCACCAGCCTCTTCCGTGGCATGTCTGATCCTGTAAAAAGACAAATCTGGTGCAGAAACAGGCTCCCACTCAAGATGGACAGTAGCGCCATTGATTTCCCCCCTCAAGTTTGTTACGTTGGCAGGGGCATCAGAAAGACCTGACACTTGAAAGCCTGTGATTGTTGTCCAATCGCTCTTTACACCCAAGAAGCTATAGGCTCTGGCCCTGATGTCGTAGGTCTCGTCAAGCGTATCAAGAAGTTCAAATACACCAAGATCTCCAGTCCCCATAACAGTCCAATTGCTTTCCGATGACAACTTTGCTTGGACCTCTACCCTTTCAACGTCAAAGGGAGTAAGAGAAGAAACTGTTGCATAGATCACATTGGTGAGATGTTCGTTGATGATCCTTACATCTGAATCCAAACTAAGGCCAATAGCAGGTGCCAAGAAGGGGTTCGGCAGGGTAGTATTGTTCGCCTCAAAGACAGCGCCAGTGACAGCCGTGAAGACAGCAGAAGAGGTTTCTCTAAGAACCATATTGACTTGAAGATCAAGGCCGTCTGTCAGGCCAAAACTCCAAGAGGTGACTTCAAAAGGTTTGTCTGTCCAACCAAAACGACTGTTGGTGAGGAGGATGTTATCTCCAACCTGCACAGCAAAGGCCCTGAGACCAAATGCAGCCGAGACAGTCAGTTGCTCTCTATTCCTGTTCAGGGCAATACGAGCGATCCTCTGAGCCGTCAGAGATGAACTGGTGAACGGCAATCTGTAGTCGAGGGTGTTGACAATCCCATTGTCCGCTGCAACGAAAGCAGGGTCAGACACTTCAGGGTAGTCAGCCTCTTGCCAATCAGATTCAGAACCTCTGAACGTTCCTTTGACCGTATTGAAATTGTCACGACGAGAATGACGAGTAGAAAGACTGATGCCAGAACGAAGGTCATCCTCATTGAACGACAATGAGGGCACAAGATAGGAAGCAGCCTTCATCTTCCATTTGCCCTGAGAATACCAGAACAAACCACCCATCGAGGTAAGAATATCCGTGATGATCTGGTTAGGGCCAAGACTAGTAACGAAGGCACCATTACAGGTGTAACGATCTTCACCCTCTACAGTCTCTTCACAAATGTCAGCCGCCACTTCAACGAGACTGTCATCAATCTTGGAGGAGTTCTGAGCAAACCCATAATCAGAGATCAAATAGTCCCTAAGGCACAAGGCAGGATTGTTTGACCAAGCAGTTGTTGCAGTCCGAGGATCATAAACCTTCTTGCCACGGATCACCGCAGAGACAGAAGGGATACCATTCGGGAAAGCATCTTGGTTGTATTTCAGTCGAATGTAGAGATAGGCAATACCTTGAAGCCTGTGTTGGCTAGTCCAACGGCCATCAGTTAGTGTAGCAGTCTCACTGAGAAGATCAGGATCGGCAGTCTGAGTGTCAGTGCCAAGATACTTCTTGATCCTCACATAGCCATTGTAGCGAGAGGGAGAAGTGACATTGCCATTACCATCAAGGGTAACAACCTCATCGTTCAGATAGATGTCAACGTAGCTGTCGATCTCATGCCCAGCGAAAGCAATGATACGATGAAGGAACTCGTTCTTGCCACCAGTCGAGGCATCATACACACGGACACCACCAACGCGAGTTTCACCGTAGATGATCTGATGGTCTAGAGCAGCACCACTTTCACCTTGGATGCTGTAGCCATTAGAACTGCCAATGCTAGGCTTGGGAGTAAGGGCATTGAGAGCCGCACCCATAGCCGTAGATACAAGAAAGTGCCCCATGACAGTGCCAGACAGAGAACCCATCCAAGCACCAGTCATCAAGGTTCCTGAGAGTGCAGCGGTCCCAGCAGAGAGCGCCCCCATAATGGCAGAGATAAAAAACATCTTACACCCTCAGTTTATCTTGTATCGACAGTGTTTCTAGCACTCGTGTTCTTGACTACAGGTTTTGCTACACCTTCTGCAACCCTACCCCAATAGATTTCCTTGTCTTGCAGACCAGCGACGAACTCAAGGCCCCTATCAGCAGGGAACCTAGATTTCTGATCTTCTGCGGTAAATCTCCTCACCACTGGTCTTTCCAGTTTGATAAGGACGTTCTCAGCAAGAAGTTCAATCGTGCAAGTATCATCACGCTCTGTCACATTCATCTGGTCAAGTTCACCAGAGAAGATTTCAAGATAGCCAGAGGGGTCGTTGGCTAGACCAAAGTAAATCCTGCACTCTCTGCCTTGGTATGGTTCACTGATAGCCAAGGAGATGAGGCTTGAAGGGATACCGCTGATGGTGATCGTAGCACCTTTGGCTTGCATCTCTGTTGTCTCATCGACAGTAGAAATGCTCAGAAGTTGACCAGCACCAAGATAAGTCTTGCCATTGATGGTGAGATCATTGTAACCAGACCAAAGATAGACAGGAGCACTATCGAAGTCGAGATCAACTGCAAAGAAAGGAGAAATCGTTTCAGCGTTCAGGGCAGCATTGAGAAGGCTATCAATACCACGAGAAGAGTTTGCATATATGCGAGGAACCAGTCCTGCAACGGGAATATTGGAAACAGGGGAGTTAATCGTAACTGTCATATGGCCTCCACACAATCAAAGGTGATGCCATAGTTACTCATGTTGTTGATCTCCCATTGCTGCACATTGTTGGCAAGACGGAACTTACCCTTGGCAGAGGAGACAACAACAGCAGCATTGTCAGCAGGAGCAGTCCTGATTGAAGGCCAAAGATCAAGAGTGGCTTCACCCGATCCATTGCTATTCACATCTTTCAGGACTTTATGCAGAGTAGACGAGGAACCAGTGCCAAGTTGGATATAGTCCCCTGCGAGGAGATAGCCTGTGGCGCTCAAGGGAAGCCCGTCAATGTCTAACTCATCACCAGTCTGACTACCACCCTTGACTACAGGGGTGCCCGGTGTAACCCCAGCAGAGCCTCTGGGAGTGGCACAGTTGGGATCACCCAACAGGAAGGTGCCATATTGCCCTTTGAGGCTCAACAGGAAGGCCACCCAAGACTCCATCAGGTCTCGGCGCAGAGGAGGAAGGCTAATGGAAGCACTCCACCTCTGGCCGGGATGCTGAACGATCTGTTGCGAATAGGTGAAAGGAGAGGAACTGATCGCTACTGCGTTCTCTGCACTGAAAGTAATACTGGCAATCCCAATGCTTGTCGGGAGGCTCAGGGGATAGGTTATTGCCATTTATACTCTCCTTAACCGAAAGCAGCTTTCATTTGACCGCCACGACGACGAGCATCAATTACCGCAGCCTTGGTGGCCTCAGTGATTTGCGGGATCATCTTGGCTACTTCCATACGAACATTGGCAGCATCAGAACCAGTTACCGTGATGTTGTTGTTTACAGTCATCGAGGCTTGACCGCCAGTCCCACTCAGATGGGCAGGAACCACAGTGCCACTGTGACGAGGGCGAATGATCTCTGGTCCCTTCTCACCCACAATGTAGGACTGCCCCGGCATGACAGAGCCACCAGACGAACGGAAGAAACCAAGTCCAGAAGTTGCCAGTGTAGTAGCACCACTCACAGCACCAACGATACGTTGAACAACAAAGACACGATAGAGTTCAGCAATGATGTCACGAGCCATAAGTTTGAAGGCATCCTTGACACTCTTGGTGCCGTCAACCAAAGCCATCAAACCAGATTCAAGAGAACTCTCGATGCTTTCAATGACTTGCTTTCTTTGACGTTCTGCTTCGGTGAGTTCTTGAACAAGTTTGATTCGTCTCTCAACACCACGGTTTTCTTTTTCAATCTCAACAGGGTTTGCAACGAGGATGCCCCGTCCAGAAGAAGTCCCCCTTCCTCCATAGCGTCCTAGTGCCTGACCAGCAGCAGTCCCTTCAAATTGGCGCATCTTCAACCAGTTTTCAGCAGCAACGCGGGTATTTTCTGCAAGCTGATAAGAAACCGTTCGCATGTTCTCATAACGACCAAGAGCCTCTCTCGCCGCTGCACTTAGCCTGTCTTGCTCTTGTCGCTCTTCGATTCTAGCTTCAAGAAGCCTAGCCATAGCTTGTTCTTGCGCTTCTGCCAAAGCCAGTGCAGCTTCTTGTGCTTGAACTTGAGATTCTTGCGCTTGAACCAAAAGACCTGTGTCTGCCAGCAAGATGTCCAAAGACTCTGCCATCTCGTCTGTGAGAAGATTCATTTGCCGAAGGCTATTTACGGCCTCTACAAGCCTAGTGCCAAGCTGGTCAGCAGGGCCAATCGTGGCCTCAATTAGTGTGTCATTGATTTGCCTGAAAAGAGTAAGTCTGGCCTCTTCTTCATTCCTTGCTTGACCACGAAGTTGATTACGACCCCTTGCATTTAGTCTTCTCTCAGCTTCTCTTTGGGCTGCTAGACTGGGTGCCAGAATGTCACCAAGAGCAGATCGGACACCCGAAACAGTTTCTTCCTCTTTTACCTGCTTTCTTGCAAGTTGGTATTCACGAAGAGCCGCCGTAGCATTATTCATGGGGATGACTAATGACTCTTCAATCGAAGTCTTTATGTCTTGGAAAGTTGACACATCATCCGAGATGTCTCTAATGATGTCTGCAAAGGTTTTTGCCTCTTCGCCAGTTCTGCTAAAATACCCAAGGATAGCGGTGATTGTTGGGATAAGGATTGATGTAATCGTCCCTGCAATAGCACCAGCCGCACCGGGGATAAGATACAACAAACCTGCCAACTGAGTAGCCTGTTGACCAAATGCGACGAAAGCATTGGTGCCAGACTGCACTTGAACAATAAAGTCACCAACTTGATAGCCGGTTTGTTGGGCAACCAGTCCAAATTGATTTTGGCCTTTCATTGATCTGGCGGTGGCCGCATTAGTTCTCATCGTCTGAACTTCTTGCCGCTCTAAGGCTTGAATGAAGACATTGGCGGAATCAGCAGCAGACTTAGTAGCCCTAGTAATGCCAAACTGTGCATTGATTGCCTGTTGATTGGCTCTGGCAACTTTAGCAGCTTGGGCCTCTTGTTCACGAAGAACTTTTACAAAGACTGCGGCAGAATCAGAGGCAGACTTGTTTGCAGTCTTATAGGTGTTGACTTGAGTAACAAGTTCACCAAAAGCCCTAGCTTGGTCCCTGAGTTTTTGTTCTAGCCTCTGTTCGGTGATTTTCCTAGCTTCTACATCTGCCTCTTTCAAGGCTTTAGCAAACCCACGCACTCTAGAGGTAGCCTGTTGGCTATTGTTAAACAGACCTTGGAACTCTCTCTTGAGTTGGAGGAGGCCAGAGTTAAACTGTTTCGAGCCGATAGCGCCACTTTGAAAAGCCCCAAAGAGGATTTTGATTTCTCTCTCAAGACGACGAGTATCTTGAACGGCTTTAACCATATCAGAGGAATCGACAGGAATACGGATTGTTGCGAGATCAGTCATTTACAGCCCTCATATAAACCTTGTCCAACTTCCTAATGGCTTCTACCTCGAAGGCAGTAAGTGGTGTCTCAGTCAATTCCATCCAAGCCTTTATATCACCGTATGTGATAGGGTTAGGCCCACTAAACCCAACAGTTCTTGCACTGTTCAAAACATGAAAGGCAGACCAGATATGAGCGAGAAGTTCTGGAAACAACGGTCCATCCAGTTCTTTCGGTCTCAATCCAGTCTGCCTTTCTACTTGCTCAAGATGATCTCTTTTGGAAATGCCATCCTTGTCGGGAATGTTCAGCTTGAACTCATGTTCAGCGAACTCTTCCAATTCGACAATCAGGCTTTCAAAAAAGAAGCATTATCGTTGACGGCCTCCTCGACCTGATCCTTGATCCAAGGATAGTCCCTGTAGAGTTCCGTAGCAGATTGGATGTCCAACTTGGGGGTCTTACCACCAAGAACAATATCCCATTCCTTCGTGACACGAGCCAGCACTTCCAGAGAAGATTGCTCAACCTCTTCGGAGGTCATTGAGAACTTCTTGGTCTTCTGTGCCTTCTGTAGACGACGATTGGTTTGTTCGTGGAGAGCGTCCTTATACACCTTGGAATGGGGTGCATAGACGGTGATAGACATCTCAGTGCCATCTGCTTTGAGGATAGGCTCTAGAGTTGCAGGGTGATTAAGGATAACTTCGATAGTGTCAGATTTCGGTTTAAGGTCGAGAAGGTCCATGTCGGGTGTTCCTTGTTAAGTGTCGGGTGTTTGTATATAAGCGGCAGGAGCGGCCCCGACAACCAACCCCTGCCTACCCCTTTCGGGGATTACGGATTCGTCCGAGTGAGTTTCAGGGACGTAGCTTCCGTGGTATCATAGATAGCAACGAAGGGCAGGGTGATGATACGCGATTGAGGGTTGTCAACCGGGATATCAGCGCCGTTGATCTTGATACGCGGGAAGAGGAAGGTATAGGGGTTCGAGCCAGTCGGGTCATCCACTTCAACCTCAAGAGCCGTCTCGGTCTCGTTCAGGAAGCGATTGACAAGCGCAGCATCCTCGAAGTAAGCGGTGATCGTTCCTTCGACAGTCGCCATGCCAAACTCAAGCTGCGGGGTCGTAGAGGCACCAACAACGAAGGTAGGAGCAAGGCTGTTCGACAGGGTGAAATCAAGGCCAGTCACCGTAGCAATGGACGAAAGAGCACCACCAGCATTACCGATCTCAAGAGCACCCGAATAGGCATCAAACGGAGCATTGGTCGAGGAAGCAGTCTTCGTAGCATCAACCGAAGTTCCGCTGATAGACATGTCCTTGCCAACCATCGAGAGGGTGCAAGTCACCATCTGGTTCGGACGGATCGAGACAGCCATCGAGGAGACAGCCATACCAGTGAAAAGACGAAACTGAGTGATGTCCGCAGCCGCATCTTCAATCGAAAAGAACTTCGGGGTGGTGCCGATCTTGAGAACGTTGGCATTCCAAGAATTGAAGAAGGCACTCTCAAAGAAGGGATCATAGTCACCTTTACGAAGGTCAACAGTGATGTCACCAGCCGAGGTGCGGTTGCCATGACGATCCGTGCGGATCATACGGTCGGGTTGAATATCATTCCCCTGAACACGCTCTTTGGTCAGATTGAGCGAATGAGTGGTGTAGGGGAGTTGAATTAGCGACGGACCAACAGGTGTAGTGCCGAAAACCGATTCGACAACATACGAAAGGCCGGAACGACTACCTTGCGAAAAAGCCATAGGTTATCTCCTTATGAGCGATAGATATACCAGCCTACATTGACTGGGGTGCAGTAGAATGGTGAATCAAGGTAGCTGGTTCCTACCTCTGCATAATCGACAGAGACGATATATCCATTGTAGGAGATGTCTGTCGTGGCATCAAATCTTGCTAGGACTGCATCAACAATGTCATAATTAGCACCCGGACCTACATTTTCAGGAGTGCAGACAATCAAACGATACAGACCTTGGTATAGTTGTTGAGGGTTAAGCCCTCTCGTAGCAGGACGACGAAGGGTAGGGACCATCGTAGCCTTGATATAGGGAGTTCCAGTCACCTGTTGGTAAGGGACGTTCTGGAAAGCAATAGCAGGAAGTCCAGTAGTTGTGGCAAGGTGGTTATCCAGACAGGCTCTGATGTCATTCATAATGCTCATTCTCTGAACCTCACTTCTGACACAGCCTCATCAAGAAGATATGAAGCCACGTTTCTAACAACGCCAAAGACACCATATCCGTGGTCATCTTCTACAGCTTTGGCATGGGGTGCCCTATTGGTCAGGTAAACCTTGGTGACATCCAACGGTAGGGCAGCAATATCTCCCAAGACCTGATCGAAGGCTTCACTTTTCTTGGCTTCTGCATCTTGTCCACGAGGTTTGCCATGAGATGTTTTGGATCGACCGCCGCCTGAGATCGTTGTAACTGTGAATGAAGTCACATAGGCACCAGTGTCTACAGGGGAGATCATTATGGCTTTCTCAGCCATCTTCTCAAGAAACACATCCCTGACTTCATTGAGTTGGGTTTCAACCCGTTTGACAAGCTGAGAGATACCAATCTGCATATCAGTCCCTCACTTGAAGGAGGTAGCACATCACATTGTTGGCAGACTTGATTTCACTCACCTTGACGATGTTGACCGTATCACCTTCACCAATGATCTGGTCAGTGCTATCAGGAGCAGGTGTCGTATTGCCATTCACCAGCTTATCTGATAGAACCACACGACGATCACCACGAAGGATGTTGTTCTCATCAATCATGTCTGGCGTGTAGTCGTAGAAGTAAGCCCTGACGCTGTAATCCGTGTTGGTGGTGGTCAATGTTCCAGTGGCAGCAGAGTAGGCAGTCATAGCCCTCTTACGAAGAGTGACCGTCCTACCATGCTCTTTAATCAGCGAGCGGAGTGTATTAGGATCAAAAGCCATTACTCGTAATCAGGGAGATAGCTTTCCCCTGCCTCCGGGTTGTCAAACTGATTGACAGCGAACTGCGGAGCAACTCGATCCGTGTTGGCATTTGCAACGCCCATAGCCGCTTGAGAGATACCCCCCGCAGAGACGCCCAGAGCGCGCCCAGAGGTCCGCTTACCGAGAGCCTCCATCTGGGTAGCCAAGAGCGTGTATTGCTTGCTACGGTCGCTGTAGGAGGCTTGCAGAGCACCATCCAGTTGAGTGTCAACCAGACGGGAGAACTTAGCTGCCACAAGACGACAAGACCAAGCAGCAGCGTAGTAGACATTGTTTCCGTTCTGCGACAGACCGAAGAAGATTTCTTCATCCTGCAAGAGTTGGTCATTCGTATCGGTATCACCAACAAGAAGACGAACGGAATTGAGACGGCCTGAAGCAGCCGTGGTATTCAAATCACTAGCATTGTAACTCCAAGCCATCTCAACACCTATACACCATATTCTTTGCTGAACGTGTGTCGCCAGTTACGGATGATACCAATCTGACGAGCCTTGATCGAACTGAACTTGCACTTCCGGTGCTCATACTCTTTTTGGGTCTTGGCCTTCTCTTTGACAACAGCATTGTATTTCTTCACCATCACATGAAGCGATTCAATGTCCAGATCGTCAAGACCATCACCAATCTTGGTATTGTCAACAGAAGCCTCTAGTTCCTCATCGTGGTAAAGAAAGCCTTGGTTATACATCGTAATGATACGATGGGCATCCATCTGCATTTCTTTCCATTTGAATACTGAGTCCACTTCCCAGACGCGACCCCGTGCTTGGATTGGGATTTTCACAAACACGGGGCGGTCGAACTGGAAAGGGATAGCACTGTGTCGGGCCATGCTATCCTCCCAGATTAGGCGACGATGGTCGCGAAGAAGGCACCCATTTCGGCAGCAACGACCTTGTGGGCATACGCCATGTTGGCTTCGAGCATTTCGGCAATGCCCTGAACGCGCAGGAAGTCACCCGTATACGAACGGATGTCGATGCCATAGCCCGACGCATTGTCCAGTTCGTTCCAAGTGAACGTGTAGCCAGCCGAGGGAACCATCAGGCCAGCCGAACGGGGACGGTAGTAGAGAGCAGCCGACTTGCCACCGATGAACGAGTTCGACTCCGTGTCACCCTCTTTCGCCGTGTTCTTGACCGACTCCATGACGAGGAACTCTTCCACGCCAAAGATTTCAGCCAGCTTGGCATCCGTGACAAGAGCGGTGTTCGTAACCGTTGCGCCACCATTCAGACGATCAAGGATGTCCGGGTGGTTGACGAGCACATCACGAACTTCTTTGCCAACAACCATGACGTTCGGCTTGAAGCCACCCGACTTGAGTTGGACAGTCCGCATCGCAGTCGTAACGTCAACGATGGGGGTCGAAGCCGTATAGTCCGACCACTGCTTGACTTGGTTGGTCGTCGGGGTGCCAGCAACACCAGTGTAATCCGTGGACCACACCGAAGCCTTGAAGAAGCTGTCAGCCCACTTGATCTCACGGTCGATGAGCAGTTGGTGCGTCAGCATCTGAGCGCCAGCGGCACGGATGTCGAGAGCGGCATCTTCGTTGGCAAGCGTCTCGAAGTCAAAGTCCGTCGAGATCGAGTAGACCTTCGCGGTGTAGCTGTCGCTCGACACAGCCATGCCAACACGGGGCGACATGGTGCGGGGAGCGCGCTCTTGCACTTGGCCCGTGCGGTTGAAGTGCTCACGGTCATACTCATAGTATTTGTCGGTTTTCTTCGACACCGGAACATTGGGGAACACACGATCCGCGATAAACGACGTAGAACTTTGCAGGAAAGCAATCGTGATGTTGGTAAGCGGCTGATCGATATGAACAGCACTCGGGGTGAGCATAGCCATCTTTGTATTCCTTTACTTAACTAGATTAGGCCGTTTTCTCAGCGCGCGACAGTTCGATGGTCACGATGCGACCCGAAGCGCCATCCTCAAGGGCATACCCAAGGATAACATCCGAGGAAGCAGCCGAGACCGCCTTACCGTCAGCATCCGAAGCGATATCATCGCCGCGCGAGAAGGTGCCACCGCAGAGGACAGTCACACGACCGTCATAGGCAACCGGGATGGCTTGGTTGGCACCCGTAGCACCGAAGAGAGCAACGCCATCCGTGCGGAGGCCATCGCCCGTTTTGTCAACTTGACCGTCAGCAGCAAGCGTGACGAAGGTGAACTGCGTAATCACAGAACCCGAGATGTAGGTGCGGGTCTGCATGTTTTCCGTGAACGCCATTTTAATGACTCCTGTTACTTCTTGTAGGTTTCTTTGAGAAGGGCTTTACCTTCTGCGGTTTTGATAACGGCAGAGTAACCTTGCTGGAAGGTCACACCTTTTTCAGCCGAATAGGCTTTAGCCAGTGCTTCGAGTTTGGCATCGGCGGAACCGAAATCACCGTTCGCATCCGACTTACCAACTTCCGACATCATGCCTTCAAACAGTTTGTCAGCAGCACGAAGCATTTCGATAAGTTCTTGGTCATCACCAATCGACTTCAGCAGTTTACCGCGTTGGTCAGCCGTTCCCTTGAAATTGGGCAGCACCTCGTCGGCACGTTTGCGGAGTTCTTCAGCCGCACGGGCTTTCTCGACCTCTTCTAGTTTCTTCAGGATCGGAGCGGGGATGCTCGACTTCGCAATCATCTCACCGTCAACTTCGATCATCTCAGCGGCCTTCTCAACCGAACCCTTCTTGAGTTCTTCGATCTGGGCTTGAAGCGAAGCAATTTCCGACTTGAGGAGTTCGCACTCAGCTTTGTAGGACTTACGAGCGGGCTTCTTGTTGCCCATCATTTCTTCCTCGTCATCCTCCATCTCGTCGTCCATCATCTCATCTTCGCTCATTTTCTTATCGTCATAAGCCTTGAGAAGTTCGTCTTCAGTTTGGATTTCATTTTCCATTGGGGTTTCCCTTTTGAACAAAGCGACGGTTGCCGATTTGTTGGCAGGAGAATCTACCAGCGACACCTCGTCAAGTTCCAGATCAAGGAGTTCATTCATTCATTTTCTCCCGCTTTGCACGGCCCCCAATACTGAAGGCTCGTAGTTCTCCAGATTTGACCTTCTGCCAAACTGCATCATCGTAGACTTTACAAGCTACAATCCAGCCTTCACGGTCACTCTGGATGCCAAGGGCGTCTGCGATCTCTTTCGTCAGAGGAAGGGAGTGAATAAACTCTCCAACCTTACCGCCCATGTGCATTTCTTTTGTCACCCTAGTAGAAAGCATGAACTCAGTAGCAGCTTTCATCAGGGTTTCAGGTTTGATGACATCACCTTGAGAGTCTACAACAGGGACACCCTTTTCAGTGATAACGGAGGCCCATCCCCAGACAATACGCTGATCGTCATCTGCTTTGAGGATTTGGCCTTGAATACTTGCTTTGGTCAGATCAGACACCGAAGTTCCAGCCTCCCACATACGACAAGACCAATACCTAGCCGATGTCTTATCTTTCGCAGTATCGCAACTATGACGAGAACGGAAATTGGCTCTGGCTTCTGGATCATCCCTACGGATTTCCATGTTGGGATCACCGAAGGTCACACGCTTGACCCTATCGCCATCCTTGACGTAGACACCAAACTTTTTGGTTGATCCAGAAGGAAGGCGGAAAGGTTTATCCAGAGGGACTGTCTTGCCTTGATATTCCGCTTTCTCGACGCCCTTGGTAGCCATAGGATGCCCTTCTGGAAGAAGATCAGTGTCGTGCTTTCCAGAGCGGAACTTTCCGTTGCGAATGGCACGGAGGAAGTTGTTCACCCGAGCCATAGCCCATTGTTCAGGAGAAGAGACGTTGGGACGGACACTTTCAGGATTGGTCCTATAGGCCCCAACGCCCCTATTATAGACTTGGCGAAGAGTTGCAGCAGTCACCCTACCCTTATCGCCATGCTGTTCATTGTGCTCTGTAGCCTTGTCTCTGAGGGTCTGCATATCGACCTTCTCGACTTGCTTGGAGCGAGACCATGCAGCAGCCATAGCCCGACCTTCATCCTGAGTATCCTCATAGACAGAATTGAAGACGTTCCTGAAAACGCTTTGCTGCTTGGCAGAGAGTTTGTCCCTTACAGCTTTAGGGAGATCGGAATTGGCTGCATATGGCATGATTACGAGTCTGCTTCGATGCCGATGAACACGAGACGAACCGTGGCACCCGTGGCACCCGGATCAGCCGAGATGACGATCTCAACTTCATCCGCAGTGGTGGTAGCACCCGTCGAGGTGGTCGAACCCGGACCCATCGCACGGACACCGTTACAACCGAAGATACCTTTGTAACCAGTCGTGTTGAGGGCAATCGAGGCACCATCAACATACGAGTCAGTATCAGCGTCATCGCCGATGTCATTCAGGTTGACAGCGTTGGTCGAGGCGGTCGTGACTGTCACGCTGACAGCCATCGGGATGAAATTGACGGGCATACCAATCGAGGCTTCCTTGCCAGTCGTAGCGCCGTTGGCAACCGTGATCGAGGTCGTGTAGGTGGACAGCTTGAAACCTTCGGTGCCAGACGAAAGGACAGTCATGCCGTCCCGAACCTTGACGTTGCGGAGCAGTTTGTTCCAGAGATTAATCATAACTCATTTCCTTTGTATGATTCTTAATTGAGTTGAGGGATGATAAGGACAGTCTCGTTGGTATTGTTGGGGAAGGTCTCTACCGTAGTGTCTGCGTAAGTCACTTCAAACTCAACGTAGTAGGTTCCCGGAGTGTCTGTATCACCTGCTTGCCAGTCATACTTGACAATACCACCAGCAGCATTTACGATGGTCATCGGTTCATCAATGACAACTGATCCACCAACTGCTTTCATATGGAACCTGACAGAAGCGCCATTGATATTGACAGCAGTTCCGTTAGAGTCTTGCAAGGTTGCTTGGATTGACGGAGAAGTATCAGATTGCTTGATTGTAAAGGCCATCTATTTCTACTCCGTTTGGTGTTCCAGAGACAACAGCGTTGTTTGGTGTTCCAGTGAGATTGGTCTGATTGAAGGTCTTGCTTAGTGCAGTCTGATTAAAGGTTTCTGTAATCAGGGTCTTGGTGGTTGAGTTTGAAGTAATCGAGACCACTCGTCTTTGGCTAGTATATCCAACACCAGTTGGTGCAATGCCAGCCACAACAATCACAGAAACAGGTGGCTGTATTGTTTTACCTGCATTGATCTGAGGAGCGATTGGTGCTATGTTCAGATTGGCAGCAGGAGGTTGGACAGAAGCCCCAACGAAGATTTGGGGTTGTAACGCTACAAGGGTAATGTTTGCAGAAGGAACTGCGACTGATTTACCAGACGAAACAGAAGGGGTTTGGACAACCAGACTTATGTCTACGACGGGAATTAGGAAGGACTTGCCAGCATTGATGCTTGGTGCTTGCCCTGAGAAAGTTACATTCGCAGGAGGAACATTGACTGTCTTACCAGCGTTGATTACAGGTGCGTTAGCAGCAACCTGAGTGTCAGCAGCAGGGACAAGAACAGACTTACCAGATGCAACAAAAGGTGCTTGTGCAGCAATTTGTATATCAATAGCAGGGACTGAAACACTCTTGCCAGCACTTACAGTTGGTGCTTGAGCAGTAAGATCAATGTTTGCAGATGGGACAAAAACAGCAGTGGTGATGTTGACGAAAGGTGCAACTGCTGCAATCGCAGTGTCAGCAGCAGGAACAAAGACGCTCTTACCTGCACTTACTGTCGGGGCTTGAGCCGCAACAGAGATATCTGCAAAAGGAACAAGGACAGATTTGCCTGCGTTGATAGCTGGTGCTTGTGCTGCAATAGCGATATCAGCAGCAGGGACAAGGACTTGCGTAGTAATGCTGACAAAAGGCGCTACAGCAGCAATCGCAATATCGGCAAACGGGACTGCAACTGACTTGCCTGTGTTAACAGCAGGCGCTTGTGCTGCAAGTTGGATATCAACAGCAGGAACAAGAACAGATTTGCCTGCACTGATAGCAGGGGCATTAGCAGCAATCTGAGTGTCAGCAGAGGGGACAGAGACAGAAGCCCCCGTGGAAATAGCTGGGGCTTGTGCAGCAATCAGGATATCTGCGGCAGGAACATCGACACGTTTACCAGCATTGATGGTTGGTGCATTAGCTGTAATCGCAGTGTCAGCAGCAGGCGATAGAATTGCTTTACCAGCATTAATCGCAGGAGCAAAGCCAGCAATGGCGATGTCTTTAGCAGGAACAGCGACGGATGCCCCCGTTCTGATCGCCGGTGCCAGAGCGGCAAGAGCGATGTCTACGGAGGGAACGTCGATGTTTACCGGCTCGGCTACTACCCC